TCATACTCCCGGTATCGGGTGGCCTCCATCTCCACACTCATCGCAGCCGCAGGCCTCGAACGAGCCGCCTGCATTACCAGGGCTGACGATGCCTTTGCTCAATTTCAGAGTGAGGCTACCTCCGCCTTCTCCGCAATTTGCCCAGCTGTAGCTGCCATCGCTGCCGATTGGCACTGGCACTTTGACACGGCCGACCAATTGAATGCACCCGTCGATCAGTTCAGGAGTTACCTTGACCTTGATTTCCTTCAGCTTCATGCCGCTGCCGATCTCGGACTCAACCTCGGCCCACGATTCCTGAATGGCTGTCGTGGATTCTTGAGCCAGTCCGCGCCATAGATCTTCTTTCGATCCGTCATCCCAGTGATCGTGTAGGCGGACACTAGGAGTGTCGCTTCCTGGTTCATCATCGCATGTGGTTCGGATGCCTGGGAGACACCACCAAGCTGATACCGCTGGAGACAATGCGCGCACTTTCGGTCGTGATCCTGGTTCATCGTCAACTTGGATTTCAAACAGCTCTTGCAGGTGTGTGCCAGTGCTGCCGCTAGTCGGCCGCTTGGGAACTACAGGCTCACGCTTCACGTCACCCTTGTCCTCGATGACGATTGGATCGTCTAAAATTTTACCATTAGAATCGATCTGCAGCTTGAGCGACCACTTCGATTTTCCTTTAGGAATCGTGAAGCTTGGCCGAGGAGTATCATCCAGAAATGTTTCGCCGCCTTTGATGCGTTTCGGCTTACCAGAATCATAGAGATTGTGCACCGGGAGTGTGGCTGGCGTTAGCTCCATTTTCCACTCGTCGTCTTCATACCAGATCGCCTGCGGCAAGATCGTCGTATTGCCGCCACCGGACTGGCTTGGCGCACGCCAATTCTTCGGCGCATGATGCCCTCCGACCGTGTCGCCACGGCTACCAGGCTCGAACTCAGAGCCGTGTTTATTGCTCGATCTTTCGTCCTTCGAGAACCATCGAACAGGTCGATTTCGGATCATGCGTTGCATCTCCAAAACGTCCATCACTCCGAGTCTTGGGTTAGGCCCAAAAGCGATATCACAGACACCAGACTCGATGTCCCAAGACCACGAATGCACAGCTGCTTTGGCCGTCTCATATTGTGGATCTGCACCGTAGAAATTCACCGCACTTGCATGCCAGGGAACTGCCGCGATTTCCTCGTCGACTAGCGTGTAGGAGCCTTCGAATTGAGGTGCCTGAAGGCCATTGAAAATCATCTCTGCGACACCTCGTGGAGCCTTCTCCGCTGGAGTCCACTGACTGATTCCTTTGTATATTTTTGATACCGCATTTGTGGCAGTCACAGTCTCGGAAAATTCGATCATTCCGCCATCGGCTCCTGAGAAGATTTCCTTCACTTTTGGATCAGCTCCGGCCTGCGCCGTGACGATGCATGTGAGCCTCACTTGACCGACTTTTCGGCGCATCCAATCTTCGATGCTTCCATCCACTAATTCACGCGGCAGATCCTCCACTCGCTTCGGCTTTACCCGCCCTGCAAATTTGTTGATTTCCTTCGGCTCTTTGTTGTCATCGTCCTCGTCTTTTTCTTCCGGGATGAGCTCACGTTTGAACGCGGAAATTTTCACTTGGCCAGCTTCCCACACGCCAGTTTCATTGCCGATTTTCTTGGCAAACCACTTGGCAAATTCTTCGGCTGTTGTCGGCAGCTTACGAGTGCGCACGCGCTGCTTTTGGAACTGCATGTCAATGCCAGCGAGATTGACGGCCGCGCTCAAGACACCAATGCCGAATTCCTCTGGCCCTGCCTTATCGATGTGGATATCTCGATAGGTCTCACCGTCGATATTTGCTGCCGTTTCATAGACGATGCGCACGCCATCTGGCTTGAGATCGTCACGGCGCAGAATGCGAAAATTCCCCACCATGTCACCCCGATTCAGGTCGACCGTAGCAGGCGTCATGTTGGCTCGCTTGGTAACGTTGAGCTGAGGCGGAACGGTCGCGTGATTGATCCATACGACGCAGTCCGGCATCCACCGAGCTTCCTCGCGGATCACGTCACTGCACATCACGTTTTCTTTCTGTGTAGTCCACAGCGTAGTGCCGTTTTCGATTGCACCCGGCGCGATATCGATCCCCGTCTCCGCTGCATAGCCGACCACCTTGCGGATGACCTGACCGATGGGTAGCAGTGTGCCAGCCTCATCCATGCCGATCACCACCCGTGGCAGCTTGACCGAGCCTGACCCGATGGCCCACTCTTGTTGGTAGACGAGTTTTTCCAGATCAGCCCACGGCCCGATCACGCTTACCTGGTATCCTTCAGAGGAATCATCGGCGTGAGGTGATACGGTATCCACGCGACCCTGAAAAAACGGCACGTTCTTGTAAGCAAGAGTCACTTGCGCCCGGTAAGGAAATGAGCTTGCGCCGATCCGCTCGGCCGAGACTACGAGAGTCATTGTCTCCGCGCCCATGCTTGCAAAGTTGCCTGAGATTTTTTCAATGTTCCATTCTTCGGGTGAACGTGTCACACCATTGATCGATACGGTCCAGCTCATAGTAAAATTAGGCTCGGTTGCGCAGGCGTTCCTGCAAAAGTTTTTGTTCACGTGCGATTTCCATTACCGTTTCCGCGAGGATGCGCACGGTATCGTTTGAGCTGCTCAAGGCAGCGCGGATCTGCGGACTTAGTTTGCTCAGCTCAGCGTCATCGAGTTCCTTGTCCTTCAGCGCGCCTGCAATGTCATTGCCAAAGGCTTGCACCGCAGCATTTCCATCTTTCCCGAGGGCTGATGCACCAGTTCGCGCAGCTTCAGCGCGATCACGCAGAGCTGCTCTGGCACGATCACCGGCCGCCATAGCCTCGCGCTGACGAGCTTCATTTTGCCGCGCACGTTCGTTCTCGATTTGAGTCACTGATCGTGTGCGCGATGATCCGACCTGACCGTCGCTTTCGATCTCCGAGATCTCGCGTTCTTTTTGGTTATCGCGTAGAGTTTTATCGAGCTTTTGCTCCAAGGCCTCTAAGTCAGCTGCCGCGGCTTCGATGTTTTTTGACAGCGCTTCTCGCAGAGTCAATCGACGTAAAAGATCTGCCCTCTCCTCCTCATTCATCGCGACGGCCGCCGCAGTGTATTCCTGCATTGCTGCCTCCACCTCGGCAGAGTCAGCACCATACTTTTGACGTGCAGTTTCCACGGCACGTCCTTTCTCAATCAGTGCCTGGCGGTCAGCTTTTGAGAGGCTATAGCGTCCCGTTGCACCATCGATCTCAGCATTGTTATCCGCATTATCACCCTGCATTTCTTGCAGATCTTTCCGGCGATTTTCCGCTGCTTTCTGCAAGGCTTGTTCCTCCGCACGGCGTTGCTGCTCCTCGGCTTGATTGATACGCTTGATTTTCTCTTCTTCGAGTCGCTGGCTTTCCACGATGGCTTGCTCCGGACTTAATCCTTCACGTCCTCCCGTCCGCGTAAATGCAGCCGATTGCGCATCGATCTCAGCTTGACGCTTTCTGATGTCAGCATTGATCCGAGCCTTTTCGATTTGCTCCTGATTGCCAGCCAGTTCGATGTTGCGTTCCAGCTCATCATTCGCGCCGGACAACGAATTACGGTAGCCGTCGATGGCTTCCTTCGCTTGGTCGCGAGCTTCTTTTTCCTCCGCTAGGCTAAGAGTGACACCACCGATGGAAACAGACGCGCGCTCAAGCTTGGCATCCATTTCCTCCACGGTTCCCATCATGGCATCTGCCGCTTCTTTGGCCGCGTAATATGCAGCCGCGCCAGCAGCAATAGCAGCAAAGTAAGGCCACATGGTTGCCATGGCCGCCACGGCGGTAGTGCGCAAAGCGATGATAGCTGCCTGCAGACCACCAGCTGCAGCTATGACCTGATGCATTTGTAAACCACCAGCTGCAAGATTGCCTACCAGAGACATAGCACCTGCTACTTTGGACAAATCATCAGCCAATTCACCTTGGCCGTTGTTGCGAGCAACATCAGCTAATGCGCTTAATCCTACGGCAAGACCTGTAGCGGTCTGCCCCATCATTTGAATTTTTGACGCGGCCATTTGGCTAGATGCGCCATGATTGGTGACGGCTTCATCTGCGTCAGAGATGGACTTTTCAGCGGCCTCAGCTTTCTCCGCTACGTCCTGTAGTCCAGGAGCGAGAACCGCATTACTCGAATCGAGGTTGCGGATCTTTTCCGCAGCAGCATCGGCCGCAGCCTTCATCCGATCCAGAGCAGCCGTCTGACCAGCAAACCCTGTGGTCGCGGCCTCGACACCAGACGTATCCGCCGTCGTCTTGATTCCGATTGTGATATCGTCCATGATTCAGTCAGATGAGGAATTAAGAAATTTCGCGATAGGTCAGCATCGGCGAGCCCAGCACCGCGAGAGATCCGGCATCGATAGCCAGCTTTGCGGTCACAGTCCCTGACGTGGTCGCCTGACAATAGCCATGAATCACCGCTACATTGTAATCACCTTCAGGCCAGAGTGATAGAGTGGCTTCATTGTAAACCATCTGTGCAAGAGTTGCCGTCGAGTCCATGGTAACGGCCCATGTCCCAGTCGTTTCATTTCTGGCCCAGCAGTAACGGAGCGTAAACCAGTAGCGTCGACCAGCTACCACAGAAAACGACACGCCGAGACTCGTAGGAGTGGCTGAGGTGAAGCTGCCGCTGCTCGGACTGCCCACCACCACCACCTCTACCTGGGCGACAGTTGTCACCAATCCCGCGACTGTGGTTTCGAGCGCATCGACCGCCGTCTCTAACGCATCTACTCCCGCTTGCGCAGTGGCAGCGTCATCCTCCGCTGACTCGGCTTGTGCTTTTGCAGCCGTGGCCAGAGTGTGAGCACTGGCAGCAGTGGTGTTCGCAGCAGCAGCCGTGGTCGCAGCTCCACTTGCTGCCGTGTTTGCAGTAGCAGCCACGGTTGCCGCTGCATTGGCAGCAGCCAGAGCCGTGGCGGCATCGGCAGCACCTGATCCGGCAGCAGCAGCAGCGGCAGCAATTGCAGCGGCATCGGCAGTTGCTTGTGCATCCGCAGCAGCGGCGGCGGCAGCATCGGCATCAGATTGAGCGGCCGCAGCAGCATCAGTGGCGGCAGTAGCTTCTGTCATTGCGGCATCCGCATCGGCTTGCGCTGCAGAGGCAGCAGCGGCAGCGGCAGTGGCAGCAGCAGTGGCGGATGCAGTTACTTCTGCGACCGTGGCTTCTTTTGTGGCCCCGCTTTGACCAATGAGCAGTTTATCGGAGCCTGTGACAGTAGTTGCGGCGGGAAATCCGCCTGGGAAAGATGGCATAAAATTGATGTGGTTAGAATGTGATGATCGGATTGTCTTCGGAGTCGAGAATGATTTCGTCGTCTGAGTCGCGTAGGTAATAAAAATCCAGTGGAGCTTCGAGCAGCTCGCCGCCGCGCAGGACGTAGGTGCGATACGGCTCGCCACTCGAATGCATGCGGCCATCGATTTGTGTTACCTGTGCATCGCGCAGCAGAAATGTTGCGGCCGAGCTGCTCTCGTAGTCGTAGACCGTGATGGAGGCGAGGCATCGAGGCGATAGCTCGATCTCATTGCCTGACTGCATCAGCCACTTACGGAAATCTGCCACGCGAGATTCGGCAGTCATGAGCACTTTCGAGAAACGCATTTCACGCGAGCGATTGCCGCGCCCGATCATGCGTTGATGCCGACCACGCACGAAGCTCTGTGCCTGCACGCTTTGCGTCCAGCTCATGTCAGGTTCTTCCATCATCATATCTCCGACATCGAGCAAGGTTGTCGATGTGGATCCAAGTAGGTCGATTTTGTAGCGTGAGCAGATCATGATTTTTGGGTGTAGGTCAGACGTTCCATTTCGCTTTCAGATATCCTTCGACTGATGCGGTTTCAGTCGTCGTCAAAACGCGTGCATACATGAGGATTTCGAAAATGAATCCCTGATAGAACCCGCTTCCCGCGCTATTCGATCCCAGCTGCATAATCGTCGCATTAGTGCAATCTCGCAGGACGCTAGTGGTAACGGGAGCGGCTTGGTTAAGTGATAAACCACTCACGCCTTTTTCGTGCTTGTGAGTCAGCAGCACTGTCGTGTTCGGTGCGACAGCAGCGGTGGCTACGTTCTTGATTACGTTCGTAATGTCGTAGTCCCACGCCGTGATAATGTTGTTTGGGCCAGAAGGAGAAACGCTGATCCCGTTAAATTGGCCTGCGTTGCTATAGACCTGAGGCCGATTCCATGTACTGCCCGCCCCACCACTAGCTACTGCTGTTGGTCGGCAAACAACAAAGACCGTGCGCGCATGGTTACCCAAGATGCTCATCAGTGCGGCGTTTGCAGTCATTACGTCATTGCTTCCATCAAAGAAAACCCCGGGTAATGAATTTTGGATGCCCGTGCGGTAGATCGGCCTTGAGGCCACAGTTGCTTGTGAGAACACAATTTCAGCCGTTATGGCACTGGGTTTGTTGGGAGCGCGCCAAGTGGCGACTGCATCATTGTTTGCAATAGCTGTAAGACCTTGATACTGCAAATCGTCGGCAGCTAGCTTGAGCTGTAATCCTCTGATCATTTCGGGATCGTCAATGACAGCTGCCGCGCCGCGGGGGATGGAGAAATTAAAGATGGCGTCGGTCGCGGTGCCTACATTGGTCACGCTCGCTGCGCTACCCGGCGCGCCAGTTGTTACCGTTCCAATTGTGACCGTGGCCGCATTGCCATTGACTCCAGATGGAATGCTGATGTTAAGGACAGCCGCATTAGCAGTGCCCACGTTTACCACAGAGACAGCACTACCCGGCGCGCCAGTTGTAACAGTGCCGATTTGAATTGTGCCTGCTAAGCCATTGGTGCCATTGGTGCCATTGGTGCCATTGGTGCCATTGGTGCCATTGGTGCCAGCTTGACCTTGCGGAATTGTGATATTCCAGATGGCGGCATTTGGCGTGCCTACATTAACGATGCTGACGGCACTACCCGGCGCGCCGGTGGTGACCGTGCCGATGGTAATTGTGCCAGCATTCCCCGCAGGACCAGTTGCGCCATCTGCGGCCTCTTGAATGATGACCTCGACGACCTCGATGGGTTCTTCTACGTCTGCAATGATCTCGTCACTCATGGTCGTGTTACGTCTCGGGTGATGGTTAGAGTTCCCTTCAAATAGGTGCGAATAAATCCGGTGGAATCCGTCGTCTCGAAATCCCAAACCCATTTTCCTGAGCCTAGCGGAAAATCCAAAACTTGCGGCACATTGAATCGCCACTCCTCGTCATTAAGGATCTCGATGCCTTCGTTCGTTGTTGAAAGCTCCAAGGCTACAACTTCGTCGTCCGGCTTTGCTCGGAATTGCATCACCGCCGAGGCCACGGGATTTGCCGGAGCGAGTGGCGTCGCGTCTGCCGTTGCCTTCGTACGGATCTGAATCAAGCCGATGCCGCGCCAGCTATCGCCGCGCACTTTCGCTGTCAGATCCCGATGAGCGATGTGAGTTTCTTCTGCCATATCAAATGATGGTGTTAGGAGCTGGAGGCGCGCTGCTGTCGGCAGGCGCAATGATGGTATTAGAAGTGGGAGGATCGATGACGATAACATCCTTGATGATACCAGGAGCATTGGACGCCAGCGTCACGGTAGTGCCCTCGATGTCCAAGTCGTTAGAATGAACCCACTCCACGACATTGGCTGGAGTCAATGCAGAGGCACCGCCATTTTGTATCATGTATTCATTCGGCGATGTAGCTCCCCAGTCAGAGCTAGATCCAAGAATCCACAGATCAGGCCCACCATCGGCAAAATAATTGATGAATGCCGCGCCTGCTCCTAAGATGGCCGTGCCATCGATCGTGATTGTACTGCCAACCTGCGCCCAAACTTCACCCGCCCAAGACGATCCGACATGTTGGTAATTGCCGTCGAAAGTTGGATCGGCGTCATCACCACTAGTCACCACGACGAGCGTCATACCACTAAAGGCAGATGGCGTGGCCAGAATTTTCGCAGGCGCAGTAGGAGCACTGCTCGATGGAGCGGGAACGATGGATGTAGGAGCGTCAGGCATAGGAAGGTGAGAGTTGCGCGGCGGACAAGCAGGACCTGCCAGCCGCCCTGTTGCGTCGCTTAGGCAGGGTCGGGGAATACGACAGTGTTGAGCGCGGAGGCCAACTTTTGGAAACGCAGCACAGGACGCAGCGTTTTGTCATTGCGGTCTAGCGAATCGGTGAGCGTCGCTTTGCACCACCAGTCCATGACAAAGTCATCGTTGCCGTCTTCTTTGCGGCCTTGGATTTTCAGCCAGCCGGTGATCTCGCGGACCTTCGCAGCATGCGGAGATTGCGCTTCATCGAGCACGATCTTGGTCTTGAGTCCAAATTCCAGACGCTTGACCAGCTCATTCATATAGCTGCTACGAAGCGAGAGGAAATCGGCGACTACGCGATTGACTTCTTCTTCATCATAGCCTCCAGCCTCACTGGGGCAGAGGAATGTTTCGGATGATTTTTTATCCGAGAACTTAGCCGACTCGATGCAGCCGATTTCTGGCCAATTCGATGTTGGATTGTTGTCGGGTTTTGCGGTTGCGGATACTGTGACAGCATCCACGGTGACACCTGCTTCAACGAAGAAGGCAAAGCTGCCAATGAGCTGGCGTTCGGTTAGTGCTACTTTAGACATATACGTGATGTTTGTTGGTTGAGATTGAGGTTAGATCGTGGGAATTTGCGCGGTGACGTTTTCGGCTAAGACTTGCGCCTCAGCATCGGTGAGAGCCAGATCCTTGTGGCCTTTGGCGAGCAACATGGATCGAACTTTGATCGGTCCTTTGGTGACCGTGTAGAGCTTTTTGATTTCAGGTTGCGGATCAGCTGATGGCGCTGGCTTGGCTTTCTTTTTGGAAGTTGTTTTTTCGGTAGGCATAGAGTTGATGGTTAGCGTTTGACGGTGAATAGCATTTCGTAGAGCAAATAACTTTTGTCCGGGAGTAGCTCGGCTCCTGTGCCGCGCATTTCGTAGTGCGTATGGCCTGATGCGCTCGCCGCAGGTGGCACCCAGAAATTAAGAGCCTCATCGATGCGCTCGGCAATGTCATCGGCAGGCTTGTTCCCAGCGTTCATGATTGGACGGCTCCACACGAAAATCGTGTAGCGGTAGACGCGGCCGCGTTCCGGATCTCGCCCGAACCCCGTCCATAAGATCGAAACGAGCGCGCCAGTTGCTTTTTTCACAGCCTTGTTGACCTCTGTTAAAATGTCCTTTTGCTTGTCGACAATGACATCGAGGCCGACCAGGGAAACAGGAACATCGTGGCGAGCAAAGTCAGCTTCGAGACGGCCTTTGATTTGTTCAGCGATGATGAGTGCTTTGCTCATACCAGGTTCCCTCCTTCCGGTTTTTGCAGTGATGCCACGTAGCGGCGTGCCGCGCCAACTGCCACGGCTCTGATTGAGTCCTCATCCGGGAGCAACGAGGCATCGCGTTTGATGGTCACGCTAGCTCGTAACCAAAAGGCCACCGAGCCCTTGTCTGGACCGCTGGTAAAGACTAACGCTTTGTGTCGGCCGCCGACGAGAGAGAACGCCATCGAGTGAGGAATTTCGCCCGCACGTTTGCCGTAGGTTGTGCGATGCGCAGGGATGGTCAGATACTTCGATCCATTCTTTGGCGTGATGTCCAAGTCACGGAATGCACGGCCAAGACCAGTAGTTCTCGGAATCCGCACCCATGCCATTTCTTCATTGCTCTCGCCTTCGATCCGAGCGGATGCTTTTTCGTAGTGGTTCGATCTGGTGGCACCGAGGCCATCAGCCGTTTTGTGACGCTCATCACGCGAGCCGAGAGCATGAACGTAGGCGCGGAAAAATTTACGCTCTTGTCCGGCGATATCAGCATGGAGCTGATTGCGCTTTGCAAGGCCCTTGCGGAGCTGATGCAAAACATCCGCACTGCCGTCGATCTTGATGTTAATTTCCAGACTCATGGCTTTTTGCTCCTTTCTTCAAAGAGTGCATCGCCCTTCGCCAAGGCACGTGCCAGGACCGCATCAAAATCGTATTCGTCGCCAGATGCGATCGCACTCGTTTGCTTTTGAAATTCCTCCACGATTTCAGGAGATACGTCAGCAAGATTGAGCTTAGGAGTTGGCATCGGCAATGTGCCACTCAGCGTGCGCGGCCGCTCGATGCTGTTGATGAATTCGCGCCATGGCGTGCCATCGCTCGCAGTCACACCGAGAGCATCAGCTTCCTCGCTATCGACCTCATCCCAGCCCATGCCAGAGGAGAACGCGAACGGCGGATAGTCGACATCGAGCGAGTCGTCGAAATTTGAGCCCAGCTCACCCCAGAGCAAGTCTCCTTTGGGCGCGATGATTCGGCCATCGTAAAGTATGCCGCCGACTTCTTCCCAGCGTTTTGCCCAGTCGCGTGGCATCCGCACAGGCAGCACGCGGATCAGCTCCCAACAAGGGAATGCCGCCAATCTCTCAGGCGTTGTGCCGCGAAATTGCAATCCGGCGCCAGCCATGAGATCGACTTGCGTGCGGACGATCAAATTCAGCCTGCGAAAGCTTGTCAGATCTTGGAGTGATCCACGCACGGCCGGTGGCACCTGACCGGCTTCGGCAGGAAATCCGCCCTCGGGCGTGTAGCCTAACGCTTTGAGCGTTTCCAGCAATGCCAGACGAGCATCAGCTTCCCCGATTTTTCCACTCACCAATTCTTCGATCACGCTTTTCAGCTTACCCGCAAAAATCGCATTACTACCTCGCGATACAAAAACGCTGCGAGCGCGAAGGCCAGCGGAATACTCACGCAGCTCGGAGCTGCTCAACGAGGTCGGGAGAATGTCCCGATCTTGAGCAACTCGTAATGCGTCAAATATTTCTCTGCCGTTCATGATTCAATCTTATGTCTTATGTCTAAAAATCTGGGGTCTCTCACAGTAAGCTAAGGCCTTCGCGGTCGAGCGTATCAGCACTCGATTCGATCACTTCCATCGTGCCACCAGCGGCCGCGCTGTTGTCCACCGCTCCTGTTGGCTTCTCGATGCTGACTTTGCCCTCGCTCACACGCTCAAGGAACCGACGTGCATCGCGATATTCTTGGCGGCGATCCTCACTAACGGAAATATCCAGCCGAGTCATGATACGATAGCGCACGATGGCTAGAACGTGATGCTCGATACGATCCGGGATGGTGTCGCCAGCTGCCAGTTGATTGCCGGGATGATCTTCGATGTGACCGCGCGCCTCGCGGATCACGGTCAAAAGAATTTCCTCCGCTGGATCAATGTCGCCAGTGACCACGGCATTGTATGCGGCTTCTTCCGCACTGTTGAGTGCGGACAAGACGTTGGTTCGAGTGAGTTGGATCCAAGCCATAAATGTTTACGGTAAAAGTTTTGATTCTCAGGAATGCAGCGAGAGGATTTGCTCTCGCTGCATGGTCTGAAAATCAATCAGCAATGATTAGCTGATCGTGTCCTTACGGATGCCTGCGAGGGCCGTAATGCGGCTTGTCTCGTAGCGTTCCACAGTGATGCGCCAGAGTTTCGCGCCGAGGCGATACTTGTAGACGCGGTATTCACCACCTTCGATGCGACCGACGAAGCGTTTGATGTGGCTTGCGTCTTCGGGCATTTGGCCGCTCGCAGCAAAGTAGCTGAGAACGATGTTGCCCATGATGTTCGCAAACGAGGTGCCAGATGTCACCTTGCTCTTGACCACATAGCCAACATCCACACCGAGCACGCCAGCGACTTGCTCAGGAGTGAGGCCAGCGGAAGCATAGCCGCCAGCATTGTCCTGGGCGCGATGACTCAAGAAGCGCAGGTTCCATGCCGTTTCACCCCAGACCACGCGGTTCCCATGCAAGCCACCGGCAGTGCCGCCAAGCAGCAAGGAGGACTTCACATCGCCATCCGGATCTTTGCCAGCAGTCGTGTCCCAAGTGCGAGCTTGATTCACAGCGGCCGCAGAAAGCAGAGCGATGTTGCGCGCCAGAGTGTTGCGGTCGATGCGGTCGATCACACGTTGTGTGTAAATCTGATCCCAGTTCGACAAATGCCCGACTTCATCTTCATCGACAGTGACCGTGAGGCCGCGATTGATGAGCTTGTCTTGCACCATTGCGCCAGTGAATTTGATTTCCTTGAAATCCGCACCGATGGGACGTGCATCATCCGTATCGGCTTCGAGTTGGTCACCCTTGTTGAAGGCGAAATACTCGAAACGGCGGGCAGCAGGCACAGCAGGGGCGATGATCTCGTTGGCTTCACGCAGGGCATTGCCATCACCTGGCAAACCAAGTGCAAAGTTGGTAAGACCTTCGGAGTAGTTGCTGTTGTCATAAAGTGAAGCGTTAGCTTCCTCCATACGCTCGTGAGCGGCGACACCAGTGTAGCCCGGTGCATACGGTTGCTCATAAAGCTTGATCAACGTGTTGGCGATTTCCTCGCGTTGGTGACGCGCATCGATCTGGGCCGTGCGTTTGGAATTGTGACATTCTTCGCGACCAGCAAAGAGGCTGCCAGTGATGCTGGCGAGTAGGCTAGTGATGATGTGTAGTTTCATACGTTTACTTTTGATGAGAATTGAGGTTGAGATTAGACGGTTTGTTTCAGCGGAGTGCAGGGCGCATACTCAAACTCGGCACCGTCTCCGGAGCAGGCCGTGATCGAGGTTCCGATCAGCCAGCTGTTGTTGACGGCCGTGTCAGTGATTTTTCCGCCTGCCGTGGTGAAGAGGTCGACCTGCGCGGCGATGGCCTTCGATCCGCGTCCGACGAATGTTCCCGGAGCAGCTCCGAAATGTCGCACATTCGCTCGCTCGCCGATGGCTGGCGTATCCGTGCATGGCCCCAGAGGTTTGTCAGTAGCAGCGCACACGGCAAAGTTGCCAGCGGTAGCTCCTTTCTTCACTAAGAGGTGAGTGAGCGTTGGTGCAAATTCTGCGATGAGCGGCACGCAGCCTGTCGGATGCGGTGAGTCGGCCAAGGCATTGTGGCATTCTTCGCGTGAAAATGCGCGAAGGAACGCGATGTAGAGTGCTACCAAAAATAGCGTGAGGAAGTTAGGATAACGTTTCATTGATGATTGTTGTTGAGGTTGATGATTTTTGATTGTCGTTGGTGACTGTATCAGGATTGAGGTTGAGGTTATTTCTGCGCGTCGTTTTCGGCTTGTGCCTTGATGACTTCGATAGCTTGATCACGGGTCAGGCCAGCTTTGACCTTATCTGCGATTTGTGCTTCGAGTTTCTGCGAATCATCCACTGCTGGAGTCGCACCGTCTTGTTTTGCTTCTTTGGCCATGATGTTGGTTAGTTGAGAGTTATGGATGTGATGGGGAGATTATTCTTCGCGACCGGGTTCACGCATCGCGGCAAAGACTGTCTGGTATTTAGGATCTTTGCGCACAGCAGCATAGGCATCGCCGTAGCTCATGCCCTTGCCTTGTAGCTCTGACACAGCATTGTGAATGGTTTCGCGACGTTGGCTTTCATCGCCCACTTCTTGGCGAGCCTGCTCAAGGTTGAGCTTGGACGTGTTGAACTGAGGTTTCAGAGCACCGAGAGCGTTGGCTTCGGACTCGCGATTTTCACCAGTCAGGCGAGGCAACCATGCATCGCGATCTGCCAGGACAATGCGCCCTTCAGCAACGGCGAGGTTGACCAGGGCATTCGCAGTTTCCATGCGTGCTGCTTTCACCTCGTCTTCAGCCTTCAGCTTGTCAGCTTCAGCAGTGGCCTTTGCGCCCTCGGCATCGAGCTTCGCTTTTTCAGCATTCGCGAATTCATCGTTTTCCTTGAGCACAGCTTCCAGCTTGGCTTTGATTTCTTCGTCCGTCGCCTCCGGCGGCAGACCCAGCATTTCGATCAATAGTTTGCGATCCATAGTATCAGTATCAGTTGTTTGTTGAGAGTTGGTATCGACGGCATCATCGCCGTCAGCGTCTTTCGAGTTGGCAATCGGTTCAGATGTCGCGATGCGTGGCATGTTGGTCAGACCGATGGAAAGCAAGCGATCAGGGCGAAATTGGCTCTGGTTAGGTGGCCCGTCCCAACGAGTGCTTGGATAGATCCAATATCCGTTCTCGACGTTTTCACGGCCGAGAGCGTTCCACTCGCTACGAGCCCACAGTCCATCGGGACGAGCTTGCAGTTCCGTGATCTTGCCGAGACGACGTTCATCGGGCCATGCGTCGCGATCCACATCGGGATGACCAATGAAGATGGGAGCACCCCGGAACATGCGACCGAGCTTGCCGCGCCATGAATTGAAATTTTCCTCCATGCGCTGTGCCTCTGGCAAACCAAAGTGCTGCATGCGACCAGGAGTCTTACCGGGAAAAACTCCATAGGGCGAAGCCTTGAACCAACCATCGGCATCGGCTTCCAGCGCATTGCTTTCCTCGACGTTGTGACATTCTTCCGCACGTACACCGGCGGCATCTTCGTTGTGGCACTCTTCGCGCTGCAATGGCTTCGCAAGCAAATGCCGCATAATGTAATTTTTAGGATTCATTTTCAT